TCAGATCGAAAACCCGAAGAACGAATTCAACCAGGTTCGCACGAGATCGTACTCCTCGGTCGTGAGTACGCCGCCTGCTTTTGAGGACGTGTCAAAGAAAAGCCACGCTGCAATCTGAAGGGACGCCGTGTTGCGTGTCAGGTAGAACGGCGCGGACGGCATGAAAAACGACCCGGTCGCCACGTTATACACAGTCGTTCCGTTCAGGTAGACCCGGTAGTTCGTGTTCGATTGAACGCGAAGAACGTGCCACTGAGTAATGTCGATACTCGACGGCGAAAATCCGGGCCGAGAATTCCGCAAAATATCCTCGTAGATATTTCCGTCAGAGTCGAACAGGTAGTGGCTCCCGGTGCCGGACCCCAGACGGAAGCCTCCCGGATTCATCGTTCCTGTGACTCTTTTTACGACCGCAAAAAACTCACCAGCCGTGGCCAGACCCATGCCGAGCCGGTCGGTGAACCGAAACGATTGATTCCCGGTAAATTCGGCGGCCCGCTTTCCATTGACGGCCGCTGTCCGCATGATCGGACTATCCACCCCTGACGAGTCGAGTACCGAACCTGCCCGGCCCGCCAGTTCAGGAATAACGGCGCCGTCTGCGTAACTGCTGGCGTCATCGACGACGTACCATCCCGCCAGACCCTCAATCTCACCGACACCGGCGTACGCGCGTTCGAGTTTGGTAAAGTACCAGTCTGGCCCGGAGTAGACATAAAGCCGCTTTGTGAGCGGATCGAAGCGCGCCGGGTATCCCTCCGATGTGTCCGGGCTGTCAGACGGGACCCCCGCTGTCTCAGGGAGTACTGCCGCCCCACCGCCACCAGTGGATTCGGTCGCGCCGCGCGCCGCTTTGACCCACGTCCAGACACTCGCCACCTCGCGACACTGGTAGAGCGTCCCGCCGTTTTCGTCGGTTTTGACGAAAAAACAATTTGCGTACAGCGCGCTGGCCGTCGGGAAGCTCGTTCCAAAACCGAGGATTTTTCCCCAGTCAATCGGGTCGCCGCCGCCGGGCAGGTGTGTCGCGGCGTGCGGGCCTCCGCCTCCGTCGCCGCCCGTCTCGCTCACGCCGGGGGACTGTTTCACCCACGTCCATGCGCTCGTGACGAACTCGCAACGATAACGCGTCCCGCCGTTGGTGTCGGTCGCGAAATACTCAACGCCAGCGTAATACTGGGACGCGGCAGGCCGGTCGGCGGCGAGGCCGCGCATGTACCCGGACGAGTAGACCGACCAACCGTTCCCGAGCCGATTCCAGTACACGGCGCCAGTGTCGGTGGCGTAGTACCAGAGGCCGTGGTTGTCGCTGTTTGCCGTCGGGCGCGCGGTCGCCACACCCGTCGAGACCCACGCCGTCCACACGCCGTTGGGGCGACAGGAGTAATAGCGGCGGTCGGTCAGGTTATGGGCGATCCAGCCGGTCTGCGGGACGTAGTAATTCCACACCCCACCGAGGTATCGCGCGATCTGCCCTTCTTTTCCAACAAGCGGTCCGGACGTGCCTGACGAAGCGACGATGACGGTCAGTCCCTCCGCCGGGCTGCCGGGGAGGCTGGTGACAAACTCGTTAAACCGGCAGTTGACGATAACGTCCAGTGCCGCGAGGTTGTCGTTCATTTTTTCGTGCCACTCGCGCGCCCCGCGTTTCTGCGTGTAGAGCGCCTGGAGTCCTGGTTGCAGTCCGATCACGTCAGCCTCCGTATCCGGCCCCGTACGGGCCAACGCCGTACCCGCCGAGGTACGTCGTCCATCGACTCGAATAGAGCGCGACCTCGAACGAATAGTCGTCGTGACTGACGCCAGTCGTCCGGATGCCGCTGTTGAATTTTGCGTAATAGGTGCGACGGGCCGCGAGGTCGTCCACGAAGAACGATTCGTTGACGTGGGCGGCCCAGAAGTCGCGCAGAGCGTCGTATTCCTCGAACGTCCGGTTCTGGAATCCGTAGGTCGTTTCGAGGTAGGGGTCTGAAATCGGGAAAACGTTCAGTTCGCCGCCGCGTTTTCGACTGATGACGCTGTCCCGCTTGTCTTCCCACTGCAATCCGTAATTCGGTTGAAGCGGGAACAGCCCCATGAAAGGGATCACCGTGTCCACCGTATCCACGCCGTCCGTCGCGCGAATCACGACGTTTTGCGTCTGGTTGACGGCCGCGAACGTGGCCACTGTCCCACTGACGACGGCCAGCTCGCCGACGCCGCGAACGACGGAAAACGTCACCGCGCCGCTCGCCGTCAGGGTGACGGTCTGGGCGCCGACGAGTTGGGCATCGTCCGGGTTCCGGGTGACGGTGAAGGCCATGGTCAATTCTCCTGCGGGGTAGGTGTCTGGCCGACGGCGCAACCGAGCGTCACGGCTTCGCACGGATTCGAAAACGCCGACCGACCGCCGTCCAAATAGGCTGCTCGCAACCTGTATACCGCAGTCGTGCAAGACGCGCGGGAGGTGTCGGTGTACGTCGGATTGGTTGACCAGCCGCCGCCCGGCCGGGCGACGGTCGCCACCTGCCGCCCATTGCGCCACACCTCGACGTTCTCGGGATTCCCGACCGTTTCCCACTGCAACTGGATCGAGGTGTTACCGAGGATCGTCCCCTGCAAATTGAGCGGTCGCGGGTGAGTGGCGAGCGAATCCTGATACCTGGGCGAATCGGAGTAGGTCTCGACCCAGGAGCGCAATTTCAGTTTCCGCTCCCATCCGTCCTCGGGCGCCGGTTCAGGCGCTTCGACGACTTCGAAAGTGGCGTCGGAGAGTTCGTAATCCGGATCCGCAACCTCGATCAGGTCACCCGGCAAAAGGAGCGCCCCTTCCGGCCCGATCGTGACCTCGACAAAATCGCCTCGATCCGCCTGCTGGGCGAGGGCGAAATCGGCGAGACGCTGGAGCTGGTTGATCGGCACGGGATAGATCTGGAGTTCCTGCGCCGGAACGGGGCCGTACGCGTCAATCAGATCGCCGCGGTCGGCAAACGTCCGCCACGAACGGAGCGTCGCATCGTACGGGTCGCGGGCCTCGGCGTAGAGCAGGTTCGGACGCTGGCGCCAGTCCGGACCGTAAAACCTCGAAATCGGGTCGCCGCTCTGGCGCTGGTCGGCCTGCCGCAGCGTCAGCACCGGCGCGCGGCCGTCACCTGGCCAAAAGAATCGGAATTTGGTTCCGTCGTCGAGCCATTTCGCGAAACACCCGACGCAGATCCAGTCGAGCATGGCGGCGAGCGTCTGGGGTTGCGTCCAGAACGGGTGAATCTCCGCCCGTGGCCGAGTGACCTCAACGCCGTCCTCGATGACGGTCAGAGAAACGTTGCACCAGTCCCGAAAGGCCGTGAAATTTCCCCAGTCGATGCGGGTCGCGGGCAGTTTCTGAACGTTCAGGATCACGTCGGCCGCGATGCGGGCCGGATTGGCCGAAAAACTGTCGGTCAGAAACACGACCGCGCCCGTCTCCTCGTCGTACGTCCAGTTGGGCACGATCCGGCACCGGGAAAGGGTTACAATCTCGCGCGAGTCCTCTGACGGGGAACCGCCGGTCGGCGTCGTATTGACCGACAACCACGCCAGCCCGGAATAGGTTTGCGTCCCGCTCGTAAACCGTGGGTCGCTCCCCTGGACCGGGTCGGCGAATCCCGTCGAAAGCGTCCCCGGGTGGAACGTGTAATCCGCGCCGGCGACTTCGGCGCCCTTGTACCAGACTTTTTCGAGGGCGTCCCAGACGCCGACGCCGAGGCCCTGGGCGACTTTGTCCCCTTCACGAAACAGCCGGTCACCGCTCGCCATGTGGCGACCGTACGCGAGCACCCACGTCCCAAGTCCAGCCTGAATGTCTTCGACGATTGCAGCCATGGTCAGTACAGATAGTTTTCCTGAAATTGGTCTCCGAACCCGCCGCCGCGACCGTAGCCACCGCCGCCGAATCCACCTCCACCACCGGTCCCGCCGCCGCCGCTTGGCGGACCGCCGAATCCACCGCCCGAAGCGGTTGTGAGCGCGTCACGGTCGGCCTGCGTGATTCCCTGGAATCGGTGCTTATTGTCGTAGGCCTCGCAGCCCTGGACCGGATCGGCGTATTCCTTCGAGCACACGGTTTCCGACCCCGTGTAGCCACACTCGTCGCTTTTGAACACGAGCGGACAGCGCCGGGTTTTGGTGCGCGTCGCGCCGATGAGCCGCGCGTAGGCATCCCCAACCACGTCGATTTTGACCAGGTTGACGTCACGCGATACCGAGAGCACGACGCCGTTGAACCGGTCGTACCGTCTGACCAGGCAAATCACGTCCTGACCATTGACCGACTGGTATTCCTGCAACAGGACGCCAATCACCGCCCGCGCGCCGGTCAACTCGTTGGCCGTCAGACGCAGCTCGCGGGAATTGGTCGGCGCGTTGTCGAGCGTGATCGACACCCGGTCCGCCGAGCTGAAGCCGATCCGCAACGAGGACACCGTTTCGAGGCGTGCCTGGTAGCGCGTATCGACGTAAGGCACGCCGGATCTCACGCGCCACACCGGATTTGCCGCGAAGAGCAACGGCGCCCCCACCGACCGCTGAATCGAAAACGACGACACCGAATAGACCGCAACACCCGTTCCGCTCCCGATCCAGTCTCCGGTGACGGGTGTGTCCGACGCCGTCCCGAGCTGGTAAAGCCGCTCGATGCTCCCGCCGCTCGCCGTTTGCCGCAGCGACCACAGCCCCGCGTTCCAGACTCCAATCCCGACGACCCCGTCCCCGTCCCAATCGCCCACCACCGGCACATCACCCGCCGTCCCGCCGAACGTGAACGTGATGTCGGCCGCGCCGGTCGAGAGGGCGTTTCGAAGATTCCACTCACCCGTTGCCGGGTCGTAATACCCGACCCCGTCGATGCCATCCCCGTTCCAATCACCCACCACCGGAATCGTGTCCGGACCGCCGAACGTGAACGTGATGTCCGGCGCGCCGGCGGAATTCGCGTTGCGCAAAAACCATTCACCATCCCGGTACACACCCACGCTGTCGATGCCGTCGCCATTCCAGTCGCCGACCACCGGCACGTCCGTCGTCAGTCCGAACGGAAATTCCTCGTCGGCGAATCCCGTGTTCACCGCGTTGCGCAGGAGCCACACGTTTCCCCGCCTGACCCCGATTCCGGCATAGCCGTCGCCGTCCCAGTCACCCACCACCGGCACGTCGCCGGCGATCCCGTACGCAAACGATTGCACCGCGGGAAGACGCGGGGGATAGATCGCCAGCACCGACGTCGGCCGGACTCGCAACTCACCCGTGGACAACGCCGAAATCAGTTCCTCGACAGTTGAATCGACAGTCCTCATCGCGAGATCCTCCCGTCCTGACGCGCCTCGGTGAAAATCTCGATCACCCGCTCCTCGGCAACGTCTCCGTCGAGGCCCATCACAACCAGTTTCGAAACACGGTCTGGACTGATCATGAAATACACGTCACCAAACGCGGGACCGCTCGTGCTCGTCGCCGGAGTCGGCGCCACAAATCCTCCCCTCGACTGAAATCCGGGAACGCCGACCGCCGCCATGACCATTTCGCCAATCCGATTGATATGAACCGGGTTGACCACCGCCTCGTTTCTGCTCACCTTTGCGATCACGTCGTCGTACGGCCAGCCGCGGCCCATCGTCACGCGCCCGAGGTGACGCGCCGCCAGCTCCATCGCGCCGCCGCCGGCGAATTCCGGAATCAGCTTTTCCGCAAACTGTTTTCGGGCCGCTTGCGCTTCGGCCGCCGCCTTGATTTCGTCGATTTTGCGGTCTACCTGCGGCAGTTGATTGCGAATTGCCGATTTGCGGACCGACTCGGTTTTGAGCTGGCCAATCGCCTGCACGTACTGCGACCGAATCGACGTTGCCTGTTCCACCGCCGACGCCCCGTCGATGCTCAAGTTTTTGACGCCTTTGAGCAGCTCGTCGAGCTGTTTCATCACGTCACCGAGAATTCGGTCACGCTCGCGTTCGTCCCGCTTGCGCTGTTTGGCGCGTCCAATCAGCCACCCGCCAATCAGTAGCCCGACCCCGGCGATGATCGTAAACGGGTTGGTGAGAAACGCCGCCGCGGCCCCGGCAATCCCTGCCGCCGATCCGGCGCTGACACCAAACCCGGTCAACAATCCGGCAATCCCAGCCGACCCGGCCAATCCGGCAAATGCCGCACTCCCGAGCAGCAGCCCGCCCGCGCCCCCGAGGAATCCGCCCACTCGACTCCCAAGTGAAAGCCCGAGCAGCGGTCCCAGTCCTGCAAGTCCAGCGAAACGTCCGCCAAACGCGCCGACGCTCAGGCCGCTCCCACCCGCCAATCCGGCCGCGTTTCCGACGATGCTCCCGGCTGCGCTTCGAGCCTGCCCGGTGAGCGTCGCCAATGGGTCCCCGCCATTGAATCCGGGCGTCCCCGTCAGAGTCCCGAGACCGGGAAAACCGAATCCCCCGAGAATTCCACCGCCGCCTCCAAACCCTCCCATCGGCCCGGCAAACCCCGGCGTTGCGCCAGCCTGTCCGAGGCCTCGCCCGCTAAAGATCGAACCAATCCCCCCGAACAGCCCACCCCCGGCCTGTGCCGGAGCGCCAAACCCGCCGCCGCCGAATCCGGGAATCGACAGGCCTCCACCACCCGTTCCGCCGTCAAGGCCAAACAGCCGCATGAACACTTTGTTGAGCGAGGCTTTGATCAGCGTCAGGAGAAAGTTCTTGATGACGTCACCGAACAACCCGAGCTTTTTCGTCAGGCCGGAGAGCTTCGAATCGAGTCGCGAATAGACCGCCTCGACCGCCCCGATCTGGAAATCGAGAACCGCTTCGGTGACACCTTTCTGACGGCTGAAATAGTCGAGCAGGCCATCCTGCACACGCTGAAGATTGAGCGTCCCCTGTTCGGCGATGGCGCGATACTGCTCCGACCGCCGCTTGGCTGCTTCGAGGGCCTGATTGTCGAGCGCTTCCTGTTCGGCTTTCGCTTTTTTCAGGATTCCGAACTGTTCGAGCTGCTGGAGATAGATGTCGATCTGCGACTGGACGACCGCCTTGTCCTGGTCGTTCAACCCCTCGGTCAGCTTGCCGAACTGCAACTTGAATTTGATCGCCGCCGCCTCGACATCGTTGCGGGCTTCCAGCAGGGCAATCTGAATCGACAGCTCCTCATTCTGTTTGATGAGATCGTCGGAAACCGATTTGAAGCGGGCTTCGTAGTCACGGGTCGCCTTCTCGGCGTCGGCCTGCCGGGCTTTTTCGATCAGCTCGTTTCGTTTGACGAGGAGGGTGTAGTTTTCAGCGAGCGTCAGATTCAGTCCCTTGAACGCCTCGTCCACCTGCTCGACAAACGTTTTTTCACCGTCGCCGAATTTGAGCGACTCCTGAATTTTTTTGGCCAGGTCGTCCGCCGCTTCGGTGCGGGCTTTCTGCTCGTCGAGAAACCGCTTCGTCGCATCGAACTGGCGCCCGGCGAGCAGGAGCTGGTCACGTTGCGCGTCGGTGATTTTCCCATACTCGCCGGCCAGAATTTTGACCTGAATCTCCTGTTCCTTTGTCTGGACGTTGAGTTGCCGAGTCGCTTCGAGGATTTGTTTCAACTCTTCCGCAACTTTGTTTTGGCTTCCACCGCCCCCGCCTTTCCCGCCACCCCCTCCGCCGGCGCCGCCCCGGCCGCGCGCTTTGAGAGCTTCGTTGTAGTTTGCCGCGGTAGTTTTCGTGTCCGTGGTCTCTCGTTGAATCCCCAAGGCTTCGCCTATGGACTGATTCGGCCCTGGGCCAAGACCGAAGCCCTGAAGGAACGAAAAGGCATTCGCCGCATCAATAAAAATATTTGCCAGTAATTGCGCGCCCGGGATCACTCGCGCAATCGCCGAAAGCCAGCCGGCAATTGCCCGATCAATGCGTTCCGCGTAACTGAAAATCGTTCGCCAGGCTTCGCCAAGAAAACGAGTCGTTTTAATTACCGCCACAATGGCAACCGCAATGCTTGTGCCGATTGCGTCAACGATAAAACGCAAAAATCGCAACACCATCGCGATGGTCTGCACCCAGCTTTGAGAATCGCCGTTGACGCTTTGCAAAACGTAGCGAATGTTTTTCAAAACATCGCCGCCTATGGCCCGGAAAAAAGCAAGGATTTCTTCAACCAATCCTCGGTTCTGGCCCAGCCACCGCGACAAATCCACGACGCCGTTCAGAATAAGCTGAAGCGCCGCGCCAAGTTGCTGAACCACAATCTGACTGACTTCATCAATCAGACTGAGTAACGGATACAGGTCTTTGTTGACTTCGCCCGTATCGAGGTTGACGACGATTTTCAACCCATCAAGCGCTTGTTTTTTGATTTCTTCAAACGTTTTGACGAATGCTTCCGCCGAAACGTTTTTCAAGACGTCCTGAACGTTTGAGAGCACACCCGTCAGCGTATTGGCGGCGAGAATCCCGGCTTGCGCGTACGCGGCAAGTTTCTTCTCCAAGAAATCAAAAAGCGCCCTTCCGTCTTTCTTCGTCTGCTCGATGAGCTTCTTGATTTCCTTGCCGGTAATACCAAGCGTCTTTGCAATCTTGGCGTTTTGATCGATGTCTCCACTGAGCAGCGCGTTGATTTCTTGCGGCAGCCCTTGCTCTGGAACCAACATCGCTTTCCCCGCCTGCCCGATCAGGCTCGACAGTTTACGAATCTTTGTGGGGTCTAAGCCGGCAGCCTGTCCTGGACCCAGACCGGCCTGATACGTTTTCAACAGCCCGTCAAATTCGACGTTGGTTTTAAGGGCCTCGACACGCAACGCCCGGGCTTGTTCACGGGCAATCGCAAGGCCCTGCGCCAGTGCTTGTCCCGGATTGATCGACGGATTGGAAAGCTGGAGATTGGAAGCGATTAACGCGCCGATGGCGACGGTCGCATCTTCAACGGTTCGCAAGAATCCAATACCGGTTTCGGCGAAACGCTTGAACCCGTCAACCAGATAATCAACCACCGAGGAAAGTGCCGAAAACGCGACTGCGGCAACTCCCACCACCGCGATAATTCCGCCTATCGCGGCGGCGGCGGCAACGGCGACCAGGATGATTCCGCCAATGCCGACGGCAAGCCCAGCCGCGCCACTCAACATTGAACCCATTGCTCCAGACGCCTGCCCGAGTGCGGAACTCAGCCGTTGTCCGACTGCTTCGGCAAACTGAACGATTGCGTCCCTCGCGCGCCCATAGAGCTGGACAATCTGCTGACCGGTCGTCGAGAGGAATCCGCCGATACCGCCGAAATTCGTTTGAAGCTGGTTGTAAAGGCGAATTGCGGTTTCGACGCCACCCAGCACATGCGCAATGTTGGCAGCGAACTCGGCGGCCCCTTTGGCCGACTCAATGAGTCCGCTTCGGGTCTCGCGTAGCGCCTGACGCAACTGCTCCGGATTGACGCGCAGCGCCGACTGGACCTGCCGACCGGTCTGCTCGGCGGTGTTCCCGACCTCCTTCAAATCACCGCGCACCTGCTGAAGGTCACGGCGATTGTTCCGGATGTCGGCTTCGATTCGATAAACGAGAACGGCGTCCACAATTCCACCTTTACGGGAGCAACAGCCCTTCGAATTCCACCCAGGGGAACGCCGGCGAAACGTCCCACTTGTCGTCACGGAAATTGTCGTGCGCGGCGATGCCGCCCCACTCGCGGAAGGTGCGCAGGCTCGTCACGTTGCGAATCGGCGGCGGCGGAAGCACCCGGCGGATGCCGTGCCGGTTGCAGAGATGCCGACAGAGGTCGGCGACCGCCTCGATCTGTGCCGGCTGGTATTTCTCGAAGTAGCTGATGTCGCGCCACGGCGCGTCCAGCTTCACGTATTGGTCCGTATCGCTCAGGCCGCACGCAAGCGCTCCCCAGTTGTTCGGCCACCACCGGAGCGCGTTGCCGTTCAGTTTGAGCGGGCCGCGCGAGACCATCTCGATGTGAATCGCCCGCTGCTCGATGGGCGTTCCGCCTTTGACGCCGAGGGCGAAGATCGTCGCTTCGTCGGGCACCGTGCGATGCACCGTGCCGTCACGGTCAACGATGTAATGCGCCCCGACCCGACGCGGATCGTTGATCCAGCTCGTCCGGGCGCTTTCGACGCTGTTGCCCGCGGTGAAGTGCAAAACGATGAGGGATTTGGGATTCTTGCCGGGAACGTACTGAGACACCGGCAAAAGGTTTTCGATGACGTTCATGGCGCCTCCTGGATTGGTGTGACGCCATCACCTTACGCAAAAAAGGCGGCGCACCGGGGAGGTGTCACCGCCTGGGAGTTTTGGCCCGTTCGCGCGCTGCTTTTTGGTCCGCGCGTAGCCGCTGATACCGCTTGAACTCGGCTTTCCCGCGCCCTCGCCGGAGCGCTTTCACGGCAGCCCACTCGCGCTCCGTGAGGCTGTCCGGGAACTCAAACACCGCACCGCACTCGCGATACTCGTCGAGTTCCAGCGCCGTCAGCACGTCCTCGCGGTAGAGCGGCGGCTCGTTGCCCGGTTTCGTGATCCGGACCGCGCAGTCGCCGCACACGATTTCGACGGCTTCCGCGTTGCGCCGCTTCAGTATCCCGCAGGCCGATTCGCCGGGGCAGCCCTGACCATCGTTTTTGTCGAGTACGTCGTAATACTCGGCAAACCATCCCGTCAGGGCGTCAATCAGTCCTGGAGCGCGGCGTCCAGGGCCGTCATCGCTTTGGCGACTGCTTTCGATTTGAAAACGGGATCAAGCTGTTCTTTGATGGCCTTCAGGTCGGTCGTATTCGCGCCTTCGACCGACTGAATCAGCGCGTCGTAAATCGCCACCACGCCCTTGAGGTTCGACATCACCTTCGTCCGTTGCTGACGGCCCCGGACAATCCTGACCGCCCCTGCCGCCTCGCGGTACTGCCGGCGCTCTTTCGGCGTTGGTTCCCGGAATGTGTGGACGAGTTCAAACGGCGCGACCTTGCCCGGACCGATGCCCTGTTTGATCCGGACCGAGCCGACCTTTTCGAGGTCGAAAAATTCGCTGTCCTCGTCGTCCGCCAGAACCGATTCGTCGGTCAGATACAAGCCGTTCATGACGGCGAGCTTGTGGCTAACGGGAATCGATTTCGCGGCCTCGGCGCCTTCGTGCGCTTGACCATCCGGTCGATACCCGGTGGCACGCAGAAACAGGGCGTCGTAAAGCCTGATATTCGGCCCGTCCGTCTCCGCCTGGATCTCTTCTTCGTGGCCGTGCTCGACGAGCGATACGGACGTTTCCCGGTCGCGCTGAGCGAGCTGGTCGAGCGTCGGTTTGCGAAGCGTATGGCGCGACCAGATTGGACGGTCGGAACTGGGACGAAGATTGATCTCGACCGAATAGTCAGGCGTGTTCAGCGGGAACAGCGGGTTCGGTGAGGGGGGCGTCGGTTCGGTTAGTTCGAGGGCGGTTGTCATTGGATGCTCCTTGAATTTGAGTCGGCTTCACCCACACGTCCTCGCAACGGATGCAGCCTTCAAACCGAGACGGCGCGCCGGACAGAATGTCCTCGCGCTCCATGTCGGATTGTTCCAGGCGCAGTGACACGAGTTGTTCCGATGTCATTTTGAGCACGTCGTTTTCGGTATAAAATTTCATGTCTGCTCCGTTTGGACTGGCGGGTTCAGTCGCGGGTTGGAAAAGGCGGCGGCAAAAACGCCGTAGTTTTTGTGGAAGGGTCTGGTCGCTGGCGCTCGCTGATGATCGCGGCGTACTGCTCGCAGGTCTTTTCGAGGCGAATTTTTTCGCGTTCCAGTTCGGAAATCCGCGAGTCTTTTTCCATCACCGTGGCGATCAGGCGCTGCTGTGTGTTCGACAGTTCACGCCAGTGGTCGTTATCGCTGATTCGATTGGCGTGTTCGTTTTTGGCGCGTTCACGCAACCAAAACACCGCCCCGGTCCCGAGGCCGATAATGCCGCCGACAATGTTGGGGTGCTCGGCCAGATAGCTCAATAAACTCGACACGAATCCACTCGCGAAAATGAAAAGAAAGCCATCCGAGACGCTGAAAGGTTTGACTCCGAAAAGACGCCACGGCATGTCACCGTCCTCCAACGCGTGCAAGAATCGGCGGCAACGCCGTGAGGACGATGCGAGTAACCGGGTGAGAAAGGAAACGAGTAAGGCCACTGGGCCGTTTCCCGACCAACTTTCGCGCTTCTTCGAGGAGCGCTTGCTGGTTTTCGAATAATTTCCGGTAATCGTCAGCAGCTTGTCGGGTGACATCTCGTTCCCTCTCCACCGTCGCCAAACGCTCTTTAAGTTTTTCGGTCAATTGTTCCTGAAGGGTTACGCGAGTCCGCAACAGACCACGCTCCTCACGCGTGCGTTGGAGTTCCTCGCGGTCCGCTTTGATTCGCCGCAGTTCCTCGACCGTGACGGCGCGATAGACCGTGCCGTTGATTTCAACGAGAAAACCGCCCTCGGGCAGTTGTTCCGTCACGCGCGCCGGAGGCAGTTGCGCCGTCGTCGTCGAGGTTGGGAGCGGGACCGTTTGCGCGCTACAACCGCTCGCGCAGCAGATCAGGATCAGAAATAGGGCCAGGGAGAGGACGAACGTCCATCTCAGCAAGTTGTCGCTGATTTTCTTGAAGCGATTGCTCAAGTGCCGCCTGCCTTTCCTTGAGTTCCGCCTCATGGGCGGAAAGTTCCGTTAACGTTTGTTCGAGTTGTGCGATCTCTTGAAGCTTTTGCGTCTTTTGCCGTTCGTATTCGGCAACGCGCGCTTCGAATGCTTCGACGTCTTTCTGGTACTGCGGGTCGAGCTTGAGACGGGCTTTGTCGATCAGCCAGAGCAGAAGACTGACCCACCAGGGCGTCATGTCCCCACCTTCGGAATCGGCTCAGGTCCCGGGTTGTAGCTCCCAGGCACACGCAGCCAACTGATGACGAAACCGACGATGGAGATCAGTCCGGCCTGAATGTCGGCCGGCAGGTGCAGCCCGAAACGCGCGAGAACGTAGAGCACGGCGCCGACGAATCCCGCGAGCGTGGATTTCCAGTTCCCGGTCGAGCCGTCCTGAACGAAGAAGCCGGCCACGAACAAAAAAATCACGATGGCGGCATTCGTGTCCTCGGGCGTCAAATTCAGCCCGAAGCGCGCCGCGATGCTCACGCCCAAGCCGACCAAAAACGTGATAATCGCCTTGGCGTTCGACGCACTGAACAATGCGTTGAGAAAATTCTTCATTTTAAATCTCCAGTCCCGTAAGAAAAAAACCTTGAAACCGTGAGGTTTTTCTCTATACTTGCCTCCGGTGCTCGAAACACCTGTAAGCGGAAATCACGCCCGTCAGCCGTGGCTTTTTTATGCCCGAAATCCGGGCATGCCTCTATGTCGGGAGTGAGCGAAATACAAAACGCGAAAGCGGAATACGCTCGCAGTTCTTGCAACTGTTTCGAGCTCCCGACACCCCTTCCTTGGGGTCTCGTATCACCTACGAGATAGGGAGCTGACATGAAGCGTTTTTTTCCTTCCTTGAAACCGGCCTTTGTTCCTTCAAGGCAATTGCGATGTGCTGCCTTTGAGGGAAGGCTTGCCGTCATCCACGTCCGTGGAAATTCAATGGCCCGAGACGGCTTTCTTGACGGACACCGCATTTTGGCCACGCTTTCCGATTCGGCGGGGCAGGGGCAGGTCGCCGTCTTTTCCACTCCTTCGGGCCTTACCCTCAAGCGCGGATTCCGCAACCCGGACGGAACCATCACCCTTCGATCCTCGGATCCCGAATACCCTGACCAGCAATGGCCCGTGAATGCGGTCCGCGTCGTGGCCGTCCTCCTTCCGCGTTCCGAAGCAAGGTGGTGCTGATAATGAGACAGGCGTTCAAGTTCCGTATTGTTCCAAGCAGGGCCGTCGCCGAAAGGCTGGCGGAGACGCTGGAGCTTTGTCGCGAGCTGTACAACGCCTGCCTCACCGAACGCCGCGCAGCGTGGTTGATGCAGGGCAAGACCCTCAGCTACTACGAGCAGTCGGCGGAGTTGCCCGGACTGAAAGCTGTTTGTCCTGAATACAAAACCATTTATGCGGATACCTTGGTGGACGTTCTCAGGCGAGTTCAGTTTGCCTACGACGGCTTTTTCCGCCGCGTCAAGGCTGGACAAAAACCGGGATTCCCTCGCTATAAAGGACGAGACCGTTACGACAGTTTTACTTTCAAGATTGATCAACGGTCTCCTTTTAACTGGCTGAAAGCCGACAAGCTGACTCTTCCAAAAATCGGCTCCATGCGCGTCCGACTTTCCCGCTTCGTCGGAGGAAGGGTCAAAACCGTCACGATCAAACGCGAAGGCGAAAGGTGGTTCGTTATTTTCTCCTGCGAACTTCCCGACGCCCCACCGACCGCGCCTGCTGCAATTACCTCGCCTGTCGGCATCGACCTCGGCGTCGAGGCTTTCCTGACCACCAGCGACGGCAGGCGCGTCGAGAATCCGCGCCACCTTCTGCGAGCCGAAGACCGACTCAAAAAGGCCCAACGACGACTGAGCCGCAAGAAGAAGGGATCGGGGCGACGTAAGCGCGCAAAGGCTCGCGTCGCCGCGCTGAACCGCAAGGTCGCCGACCAGCGCCGGGACTTTCTTCACAAGCTGTCGCGGAAATTGGTCAACCGGCATGACCTGATCTGTTTTGAAAATTTGAACATCGCCGGAATGATGAAGAATCGCAAACTGGCGAAACACATTGCCGACGCCGCGTGGAGCGCGTTTATTCGAATGCTTGAGTACAAGGCAGAATGGGCCGGTACGAAAGCCATGAACGTGGCCGCGCAGTACACGTCGCAGGATTGCAGCGGATGCGGGGAGAGAGTCCCGAAAGCACTCTCTGTCCGGTGGCACAAGTGCCCGCACTGCCGGACTGAACTCCACCGCGACCACAACGCTGCTCTGAACATCCTTGCGCGAGGGATTGAACTCGCGCAGGCGGCGAGGCACGCCGTCTCCGCGCTTGGAGGCTCGACGTTGGTTGGGCCAATGAAGAGTGAACCTTTGCATATTGAAAGTGCTAGGGATGCCGATCGAGCCTGAATCAGACAAGGGTGGCCGACGCATTCCGGATGCGCGCGGTAAGAATCTGACCGCTCGAATTGGCGAGCGGCATGAGCGTCAGGTTCTGGACGAGGTCCTCGTCGGCCGTGCCGCCCTCAAGCGACATAATCACGGCCCGGGGCACCGTCAGCTCCAACTCGTTGTATCGAGTGCTGTCGATTTTCGCGCCCTTGCAGAGCACTTTGACGTTCGTCAGAACCGTCGTTTCCTTGTTTTTGGTGTACTCGCGCTGGTTTTCGTCGAGCGTGACGGAGAGAGAAATTTGAAGCTGACGCCGACCGCGCAAACAGCGATTGACGTAGGCGCCCTTGAAATGGTCGCCGCTCACGAGGAACGGATCGCCCGGACGCCGGTCGTTTTCGCGCGGATTGTTTGCCCACTGAAACGAGACGTTTCTCAAACGTCCAGCGGCGCTGAAATCGAGCAGCGAGCCGTCATTGTAGGACACAACCGTCGCCGCGCCGTGCATAAAATTCTGGTCAATCGTGTCCGGAAAATCGCCGAACGCCGGATCGATTGACGAGATTTTGACGTGTTTGCCGGACCCGACGAGGTCAGCGGTAAACGTCGGAGCGTTTGCGCCTTCCTGCGAAAAACCAAACGCGCCGACGATGACGCCGGAGAAAAGCCAATCCTGGCCGCCGACGTTCTGCACGACGTCGCTCGCCGGAAGCTGGCGCCCGTCGGCGTCCACCTGGTGCGAAAACGTGTGGTCGTAGACCCCTGTCGCGACAAGCGTATCGGTCACCGTGCCGCCGAGCGCTCGCGCGAGCAGCAGCGCCGTCAAATCGACGTTGACCGTGTCGCTGATCTGCCACTTCGGCTGCGACCAGTAGTTTCCGCGTGCCTGACGCGCAAACTCGTCGCCCTGGCCAATCCGGTCCGAATCGTCGAGCTTTTCGAGGGTCGGAAGCGCAACCGGCGCCCCGGTCGTCAGCATGCGCTGAAAATCGGTGGCATCGACGTACGCGGTGTTGTAGGCCGACTCCGGCGATTTGCTGATCAGTAAATCAATATCTCTGGTGATAAACTCGGCCATGGTGCCCTCGCGTTACTGTTTGTAGAGTCGAACGGTCAGCGCGCCGTCGGCGACGCGGACCAACTGGTTGTTGATGACAAGAACCTTGAGGTCGAACTCAATCCCGTTGTGGCTTTGCAGGTCGTTGACGCTCAGACCGAGCTGGCGGGCCGCAAGAATGGCGTCTTCGACTTTGCCAACCCATTCGTCGAACAGTTCCTCGGAGACGCGGTCTTTTTCGCCAAATACGACGATTCGAAACACCGTGACGCGGTCGTAACGCGTCCCGCCGACCGTGACCGGGCGAACCGACCGGCTTTTCGTCGTGACGCTGACGGCTCGAATCGGTTTGGTTTTGTCCGGATCCGACGCCGGACGCAGCATTTCCGCCCACCGGTCTTCCTCATAGTCCTGAGCCATTTCCGAGTAGATCCGCACGTCCTCGCCGGCGAGCGCGGTCGCAATTAGCGCCGCAATCGCTTCGCGAAGTTGTTTGTTGGTCGTGCTCGGCATTATCTGAATTCCAGAAAAAGAGTCGTGACTCCGGTCAGGTCGTCCAGTCGTCGCAAAACCCTGAACACTCGCCCGGAAAACTCGACTTTGGCGTTGCGGCCAACTCCGGTCAGGTCGCCCGTTTTGCAGACCAAGGTGGGCACGTCGTCGCTTGTCTCCGTGCCCATAACCGAAGCCTGTTGGGCGTAGCTGTCGGGAATCGCCGAGATTGTCCTGGGCGCGCCATCTGGCGGGGTGATCGTGGCCTCTACCGCGAACCCCGCCTGGTCGAAAAACGCTCCCAGATTCTCGGTAAAAGCCACGAAGCCCTCCCGTTACGCGGCGGTGTACGCAGCCAGGCCGCGCGACCCCGCGTCGAACTGAGCGATCTCGCCCTGCGCAAGGATTCCGACCGCGTAGAGCGCCGCGCCGACCGAGCCGTCGCCAGCGGTGACAACGAGATCGACGTAGCGTTTCTTTCCGCGCAGATCGACGAAGAACGCATAAAAATTGTTGTCGTCGGTCGCGGTCGGAAGCGCCGGCGCGCCGGTCGCGCCGTAGACGTGTCCGGTGATGTCGGTGAAACCGCTCGAATCGGAATCCGACTGCTGGAGCTTGAGCGCAGACAGGGCAATGTCGGTCGAGTTCAGCCGCACGAGAACGGTCAAAAACTCGTATCCGAGCGTGTCAATCACCGGCGTCGTGCCGGATGCGTTGTCGAGCGTGGCAGGCGACAACACCTCGACAAATTTCGAACGAAAAATCGGACTTTTCATGATGACCTCGCGGTGGAGAAGGGGACGCAACCAGCGTCCCCGTGGAATCATTCACCCTCAGCGAATTAGCTGGCGGCGGTGATCAATCCGACCAGCGGGCCGGGTTTGCGGGCCGAAGCGGTCGCGGTCACGTTCCCGGCGTCCGGAACGAGGAAATCCCACCGCGTTTCCGCGCGGATGACGACCGCCCCTTCCTTGAACTTGACGTGAGCCGAGCTGGTGATTTCGACGCGTTTCCGGTCGATGAGCTGGGCCGCCCGGAACATGTCGCCAAACACCGCGCAGATCTGGCTGTTGGCCTCGACCTTCGGCATGGCGTGGACGATGACGATCGGGTAGCCGAGAAACCGCCGCGCGACGCCATCGACGATTTCGTTGCCCGTCACCCCGCCGGCGGCGAGCGCGATGCGCGTCATCACGTTCATCGCGAACGAACGCGAGACGTACCACTTGGCGTTGCGGTCGGCGTATTCCGGAAGCGTGCCGACCAAGCCAAGAAAATCGTCCAGCGTCAGCTCGCTGTAGGCGTTGCCAGAGCCGACGTAGAGGCCGGCGACGTTTGCAATGGTCGGGTCCGTCCCCTTGAGTTCCGGGTTGCGGAGCTTCTTGAGGATGCCGACGATCTTGTTGTACGAGCCGCTACCATCGCCGAGGAAACCGGTTTCGTCTTCGGTGACCGCCTGCGCGTAGGCCAGATCGTCCATGATGTCGTCGGCCATGGAGATCGACGAATCTTCGTCGAGTTCGCTCGACATTTCCGCGAGCGCAACCCACTTTTTCGGATCGACGCTGTTGGGCGCGTATTTGAGCTGGGAGTCCGAAACCTGCTCGATTTCGCCGGCGGGGTAGAATTTCATCCCGCGCGATTTCGTGCGAATGATCGCGCTCTCGCTCGTGATGTTGCGGACACGGCAATTCGAGCGCAGCGCGCCGTACTGCTCGACGTTGTCGATGAAATCGGGCAGGAATTCCGGCGGCAACAGCACCGAGAAATCGCCCGAGGACTCCGTCATGGAGCGGGTGGCGAGAATGCCGTTCTCGACGCAGTACCGATGGGCGCGGGCCTGGGCTTCGCCCTGCATGAACTGGGACTGCAAAAAGCGGGCAAATCCGAGCGCCCGCTTGGAGTTTTCGCGCCAGTCGTTCGAGCCGCGGAACATCCGCGAGCGCGTCGAGAACGTCGGCTCGGTGACCGCGCGCTGTTCGGCCCGGACCGCCGTCGGCGTCGCCGGCTGTGCCGCCTGACGCTGCGACCGCACGGACCGCGCGTGATTGCGGAACCGGTCGAGCGAGTGCTCGTTCAGATCCCGCTCGTCGAGCAGAAAGTCCGGGACGAGATCGCTCTCGCCGACGGCTTCCGCAAATTCTCGGATTTCCTGACGAACGGCCGCGCGACGCTCCTGCTCGGGCGTGACACTCGGCTGAGCCGTCTCGGTGATTCCCGCTCCTGGAGCGGTATTTGCATTTCGCATGGCTCGTTCCTCGATAGGGTGTACGGGTTGAAGGGAACGTCCGACGCCGACCGTTTCGTCGGCCGGCATCGAGACAAAGGAAATTTCGCGCGGAACCCATTTCGTGATCCGGTAGGTCCTCACGCCATCGACTTCGGATTCCAGAACCCAGGCTTCTTCGTTGTAGCCGACGCTCACGTTTCGAACGATGCCCTCTTCGATGCGGAGAGCGAGCGCGGCCTCGTCAGAGGCGAGACGCACCTGGGCTTTGCATTTGCCGTTTTCGATCCAGGCCCGTTCGATGACACCGACGAGGTCCTCGGAGTCGTGATTGCGCAAAACAGCGCCGGTCGCCTGGAGATAGGCAAGATCCACAGCGTCCTCGCTGTGATCCAAAATTTCGTAGTAGTAAGAATCGGTCCACCAGCTATAGCGCCGAATCGGCGTATCGGACGAAAACGACAGTTCGAACACAAGATTCGGCGTTGCCGCCGCTTCGCTTGCCCGGACCGAGCGAATGCTTCCCGCCACGATTTGCGCGTCTCGGCGGAACATGATGGGGTTGTTTTGGGCGTCGAAGCCGATGCGGTTTTCACGATTCATGGTCATGGCGTACCGGATTGTGCGGGATTCCCGTCGGGCACGTTTTGGGTGTCCGTCGAGAGTGCCGCCGGAGCGGATTTTGGGGCTGCAAGTGGAACGTTTTTCGAAGCGAAAAGCTCGATTTCGCGCTCGCGGGTCGCGGCGATTTCCTCGACGTCGTAGCCGCGTTTCGCCACTTCGTCAGTGATTGTCGAAAGTCCGTTGTGAATTGCCGTGATCGCCGCGTTGACCTCGTCCACCGGGTTGACGTAGTCCCAGCCGCGCGGGCGCCAGACCGGCATCCGGGCGGCGGCGAGTTTGCGCGGGGCAAGCTGAATTTTTCCGGAAAGGACGGCCTCGGGGAACCACGCCTCGTAAACCGGATCGCACAGGTGATCGATCAGGTGCTGCTGGCAGGCCCGCCACACATCACGCTCGGTTTGTTTTCCGGCGCGGATGCTCGAAAAATTCACACCTTTGAGGTCACCGGTCAGGGCCTCGTATGAGACACCCATTCCGGCGGCGATCCCATGCAAAACGGCAACAATGAATTTGTCGTATCCGGAATTCGGGTGATCCCAGTTGAGCGCCTGGATTTCGACGCCCGGCGGCAGCTCGATGAGCTGGCCGGCGGCGACTTTGGCGAGCAACTTGCCGTCTTTCTGGTCGTCGTCGAGGTCGGGTGTCGCCTTGCGGTACGCGCCCATCTTTGAAGCACCGATCCGGGCCGCGACCAGCTCGGCCTCTTCGTATGCGCCCAACATCCTGAGCCGCATCATCGCCGTGTGAAGCCAGGGAACGCCCCGAACAGCGGATTCCGACTCCGGGACAAACAGGTGGACCATCTGCTCCGCCGGAACGCGCGTGCGCTGCACCGACCGTTCCTCGCGCATCGCAAACCGCAAATCGTTCGGATGGGTCAGCCAGTAGGCAACCGTCCGGTCGTCCGAGTCGATTTCGACACCCATCACGACCCGGTTGCCGTTCGAAAGCCTGACGTTGTGAGATTCGTCGAGGGCATCCGCTCCGTGCAATTTGAGCGCAAATCCGAAATCGTTTTTGCTCGTCGGGACGAGTTCAATCAGCGATTCGCCTTCGGTGGCCATTTTCCCGACCGCCAGCCGGCACACGTCCAGAAATGTCATCCGACCGTTCAGGGAAGCGTTTTTTTTCTTTCCCCATTCCCACCAGGCGTTTTCGACCGCGCGATTCGTTGCCGAGTCGAGTTTTCCGGCTGACGTTTCGGCTTTGACCTGCAATGTCAAACCGGTCCCGACCACGTTGTCCTGGACGAGCCGGATAAATTGCTTCACGTAGTCATTGTTCCGGGCCAGCCATCGCGACCGGTGGCGCAGTTGCCGGAGCGACGCCTGTTGCTCGGATTCGAGAATTGACGTGTAAAGCGGCCAGTCGGCGGTGATCCGGTTTGAGCGCGACGCCACGAACGACCGGTAGGCATCCACATTCGGATCGGCGGCAATCCGGTTGCCGAGGTTGCGGAAAAACGACGCGAATGCGGTCCGGAGGCTCACAGATCACCTCCGTCAAAAACGAAATCAATCGACCGCATCACCCCGCCGCCCTGTTTGTTTCGAAGAGCCGCTTTTTCGGCTGCAACCAGCGCCGCGTAGTGATTGCGCAGCGCAATCAAATCCTTGATCGGGTAGCGGCGGAGCTGGCGACCGTTGATCGTGTATTCTAAGACGTCCGCCGAGGCCTTCCCGGCAATCACCGCGTCGAGCGCGTCGAGGTTTCTCTCGTTCTGCGTGCGCGGGTCGAAGGTGTCCGCCGCCGACAAAAGCTTTTTCACCGTCAAGAATCCCTGGTCGGCAAGGAAGGTCTCGGCGCCCTTCGACACGACCGCCTGCCAGGCGTAGCGGCCGGCAGACAGGGTGTCGGACTCGGTCGCCGTAATCGTCACGTCGTAATCCGTGCCGTTCGCGGTGGCCGTGACGTCGAGTTTGTCGTTGGCGGAGCGCAGGGCGTAGACGAGCGTCCACTCGCCCGCCGGATACTCCGGGAGCGATTTGGTCCATTTGGCAGTTGTACCTGCGGTGAGTTCAGTCGGCTCTGGCATACCGCGAGCCTATTGAGGCCAGCGCGGGCACGCGGAGGGTGTCACCAATCCTGCGAGGAGTACGGGTCAAAACCGCCCTGGTCGAGCGGATCCCAGTTTTTGGATTTTGGCTGGGCAGGCGGAGTCTGGACCGGCGCGAGGTCCTCGGATTCATCCGGCAAGGGAAGGATTCTCGACCGAATCCGCTCAAAATTCGGGTGAACGATGTGGAGCGCGGCGAGGCTATAAACGAATGTGTCGAGGGCCTCGGTCCGGGCGCCGCTCCGGATTTTTTGCCATCGACGAGACGGCTGTCCTCGATGCCACTGCGTCACCGGCTTTTCGGAACGGAGTTGTTTGAAGTACTCCTCTTTGACCGACAACGGGAAATGGACGTAGCCGGGGCCTGGCTCAGTGATGGCGAGCATCGAAACGATTTTGTCTTTGATGCCTTCCGTCCCGACCATATAGAACGGAAATCGGTTGTCCCCGGAACGCGATGGTTTACCGGAAATCGGTTTGCCCGGCTGGTTCCAGCCCTTTAGCGCAAACACCCGTCGGCCACGGTTCGCCGCAGCAAACTTGTAGACTTCTTGGGTAGAGTGCCCACCTGAGTCAATCCCCATGGCGGCGATGCGGTGGACTCCGTCGGGAGCGTACCAGTCGCGCAAAAGATACTCTCGAAGGTCGTTCCAGACGTCCGTGTCCGGGGCGCTCGGGTCGCCCTGAAAAATCGAGTAATCGATGACGAAAGACTCCAGGTCTTTTGTGAACCCGATGGTCTGTACTTCAAGCCGGTCGTCCTGAACGTCCACGCCGGTTGTCAGTACCGCCACGCCCGCCGGGACGTCTGATTCGTACGGTTCACACCGTTCCGACAAATCACCGAATTCCACTTTTTCTCCTTTTTCTTCCCAGGACTGGGCGAGAGAAAGGTTGACGAACGTTTTCAATTTCTTCGGGTCGTTTTTACTTTCGAGGAAGTTTTCGACGACTTCCGACCACTCGACAAACGGCGAGTACAGCTCATTCAAAAAGAACCCGGCTTTCCCTTTGAACGGCGCCTGCGCGACCCATTTTCCTCGCTGAAGCATTCCCGCTTTTTCGTCCGCCTCGATGACGGCCGCGCAGGTCGGGCAGACCATGTAGGCCGTCGAGGGCTCGCCGTCGTCCCATTTCAGGTGCTCGAATTCAAGCGCAAACGGTTCGTCGCAGTGCGGGCAGGGCACAAGAAAGCGCCGGCGGTCCGTGGCCTCGTAGGCTTGCTCGATGCGACTGGGTTTGAGCCGCGGCGTGCTCAGCTTCACCTTTTTGCGCCGACCGGCAAACGTCGTCGTGCGTTTTTCCGCCAGCTTCACCGGGTCGCCTTCGCCGCCAACGTCCAACGGAAAAAGATCCAGCTCGTCGAGGAACAAAAACCGAATCGACTTTCCGGAAAGCTGGGTCGCCGACGTGGCGCTGGCAATGGCCATAAATCCGCCGAGGAACGACTTCGAAAGTTTGGCGTTTTCCGAATCCCTCATCTTCGCTTCGTAGACGACAGACGCGAGCGCCTGCGAGCTTCGAAGAATCGGGACAAGTTTCTGTGTGGACCATTCCGCGGCGGCCGTCTCGGTCGGCTGGACCATCATGATCGGCCCCGGGTCGTTCGCCATGGCGTACGCAATCATGATGAGCGCCAGCAATGTCTTCCCGACCTGAGACGAGCAAAACAGAACGATCTCCTCAGTCGCCGGGTCCTGAAACGCCATCAGGATTCCGATCTGATACGGCGCAAAATCCGGCTGATACTTCCCGGCCGCCGCGTTCGTGGTGTCGAGGTGAATATTGTCCGCCGCCCAGAGCACAATCGGCTCACGCCCTGGTATCGCTACCCGTATGGCGTCGGACAAAACCTGGAAGGTCATTTCGGAGCTCATCGAGGATCGCTTTCATATCGTGTTGGAGAATTTCCACCGTTTGTTTCACCGTCTTCGCCGCTCGAATTCGTTGCGACGCCCGCGTTGGATAGGTACTGACCAGACGGCTGTCCATCGCCCGGAAAAAATCGATCATCGCCGCTTTGAAGTCGGCGACTGGAAGCAGCTCCTTTTTCTTTTGTCCGTAGACCAGCTCGGTCATCTGGGCCTCGACGACCGTCTTCCTGATTTTGGCCTCTTCCATTTTCTGCCCGCCGTTGAAGAGTGCCGGGAGCGCCTCGCCCAGCTTGTAGAGCGTTTCCTTGGCGTGCTCTTCGAGCGGAATGATCTCGGCGTGAACCAGGCGTTTTTTCACCGTCGCCCGGTCGAGATCGGTCAAACGGGCCAACGTCGCAATCGATGCCGCCATCTCGCCCAAATCTGGCGGTTTTGCGACAACCGCGCGTTTTCTCGCGGATTTTTCGACGGTTTTGGCCGGTTTTGCCACTTTTTTCGGGGCTTTTACCGGGCTGTTCGAAACGCTTTGTCGAGCCATTTTCCAAGGTTCTCCTGAAACCGTTCGTCGTACACTTTCTTGACTGTCGGAAAGAAAACCGGCTGTTTCCGAATCGTCACGGAGTTTTCGAGGGTGTAGAGCAAAAGTAGCCGCTTGTCGGGCCCTTTGACCTTCTCGCTCGGGCTTTTCAGCCGCTTGAACAAGGCCGGCCCGGACGAGGTCGGAAGCACGAACGCTTTTGCGAGCGCCCGAGGCCTCGCCGACGCCGGGATTTTGGCAGTGCGCGAGGAAACGACCTGTTGCGGCACCGCTACCCGTCCGCCGTCAGCCTGTTTGACGCCACCGGTTTCGTGAAGCAAAAGCCAGTCCGCGGCGGTTTTGACCTCGGCAACTGGCGGGTCGTCCCGTTTGTCCGCCGGCTTGATTCGGATCCCGAATTCGTTTGACTGGAGATACCAGGTCCCGCGAATCGTGAACGTATCGAACAACTGGCCGACGACTGCCTTCTGCGCCTCTTTGGCCGTGGCCGTGAGCGCGGCCGCCGTGCCAAAAGCGACTTGTTTCTTCACGTCGGAAATAAAAACGTCCGCGTTTTCAATATTCATCGTTTCACCTGGTACATCGACACGGTCGGGCCGCCGAACGCGCCAGCGTCGGTCGGACGTTTTCCTTGAACTTTGACGGCGCTTTGCCTGGTCTCAATAAGCAGACCCTCGGCGACTAACTGTTCGACAATTTCGAAAAGTTCGTCGGGGTGAAACCAGGGCAGATCAGACTCCAGATCAAACAATGTGAACGCGCCTTCCCGAACCGCTTTCAGAATTTCCCGGCGGTCGTTTTCAGGCGTGCGTTTGATTTCGTGAGTCAGCCAGCGAATCGAAGGCGACAGTAGCCGACCGACCCCTTTGATTTTCGCCATCGCGAAGAGTTTTCGGCGAACCTCGACAAGGTCTTCCTTGTCCGGGGTTGCCGGGCGGCGACCGATCCGCTTTACGGTGAGCGTGTAGCCTTTTACGGAAAATCTTTCTTCCAACTGCGGAATTTCCGCAGTCTCCTCCAATTTTTTCCGGATTTTTCGAACCGTCCCCTCGTCAACGTGGCACTCACGCGCAATGGCACGGTTCGACCGGGTTGGAGCTGACAGCAGCGCCCGTTCGACGGCGAGACGTTTCTCTCTATTCGTGAGACGTTTTTCGAGAGTGGTGAGACGACTCATTTCCACCGCGCACGATTGGCCGAAGCCGGATTGGCGGGTGGGAGCGGTAGGCGAGGGGCATTCTACGGTCGAGGCCTCGCCGACGCCAGCCCTTTTTATGATGAAAGTGTCAAAAATGCACTAACTAGACCCTTCATGGGGTCGCGCGACACCCGCATTGACGGGGGGCCGGGGGAAGGACCCAAGCCGGGTCGGTCGGACATCGCGAACCGGGTCTTTTTTCTTGCGCGAACCGAAACGCAAATAACTCATTTTATTGACTTTAAGCATAGTTTGTCTTTGGTTTAAAACGAGTTGTTTTCGATCTTTGATATTCTGCGAAGTGTATTTAAACCTTTTGGAATCAATACTTTCTACTTTGGTTCGCGCAGTTCGCGCATTTTAAAAATAGAACCGGTCATGACGAGGCTCTATCTCTCTCTTCCCCCTAAGGAGAGACGAAACAAGGGTCAAAAGGTGGATCGTTCAATTCTCAAAGGCGCGTACTGCGCGAACTTCTTTGTATCTCATTGATAGTTTTAGAGTTATTGGCTCTTGCCGGTTTGCCGAGTCGTTTTAAGGGGAAGACGGAAAGATAGGCTAAATGTTTTGTTTTCTATTGTTTAGCTTGCGGTTCGCGCAAAAAATGACACCCTCGCAAGGGCCGAGGGTGAGTCAGGGAAACCAAACAGAGAGAAGCCTTATTCGAGGGGCAAAGGAGAAGGATTCTTGAACCATCCAGGGTACTTAAATACTTCTTCCAGAATGACTTGGTGAAAGGCTTTGTCGGTTCGCTCGTCCTCGTCGACGACTAGCATCACGGGGTGTCTGTAGTACTTGCTGAGTCGTATGGCCTCCCGCTTGGCCTTGGGAACAATGCTGCCGTGGTAAACGGCAAGGTTATGCTTGGTGATCCACTGGCGGAGCGTGTAGTAGCCTTCGGGTGCGCTCGACCGGGGAATCTCCGGCGGCTTGCGACCGTAAAGTTTTTCTTCATAAGCAATTACGGCCAACCGCTTGAACTCTTCCCATTCCTGATTTTGTTGTTTTTCGAGTTCGAGTCCCAACAGGTTTCTCATATCTTCGAAGGCTTGGATGTACTTTATTTTCCAGACAAGAGCCTCCTTTCCGGTGAAGGAAAGGGCAAGGAGCGCAAAGCCTTGCTCCGTCACGAGGTACATTGTTTGCGGCCTGTTTCGATCATCAATGTAGGTAATCGGCGCAAAATTGCGCTGATCCCATGATTCGATCTCTCCAAATCGTTTGATTTCGGGTTCGACTTCGGCAAGTTCGGCTAGAAGGCTTTCGATTTTGCGTAAAACGTCCTTGTGCTGTTTCCCGAATCGTTCGGCGATTTCGAGGCTGCTTGCGTAAATGTTCCGATCTTTGCGTTCAAGATGGATTTCGGTTTTGGTGAGTTCGGTCATGGCTGTTTCCTTTCTGAAACTTTTTCGCGGCGCAAAAATGCGCCGTGAGATTGATGGTTTGAACTGGCATCAGTTCCACTTGGCGGAAAGGCCGGCGTGGTCAATGACGGCGACGACGCGCACCTGATTGGCAAGCCATCGCTGATCGGGGTAGGTGGGGTTGGAAGCGCGGAGGATGACGGTGCCGTCGGCCCCGGCGTACCCTCGCTTGAGCGTGAGGCCGTGCGGGGTACTGAAAACGGCAATCCGCCCTTCCTCGACAGTATCGACGGGAAGGGCGGAGAGTGTTTCGCCGTGGCGGATGCCGTCTCCAAGCATCGAGTTTCCAACGGCGCGGACGAAAAGCGTTTGAGCTTGGCGACGGGATCGCCTGACGAGAGAAGATGAATGTTTCACTGGGAAGCCCCCGGACGGAAAAAAGTTCCGGACCCCGAGAAAGGGGTGTCGGGGGCTCAAAACGGCTACAAGAACCGCGGGCTTATTCCGCTTGCGCGTGTTGTATTCGGCCCACTCCCGACAAATGAGGGCATGCCCGAGTTTTTCAGGCATAAAAAAGCCACGGCTGACGGGCGTGATGTACCGCTTGTAGGTGTTTTGAGCACCGAGGGGAATCATAGGGAAATCTCGCCCGGAATCAAGAAATAATTTCGACTCGAATTCCGCGACGTTGCGGAATTCGACGTTTAACGTTTCAGTTTCGCCATCCGCTCGCCGATAACTTCAAGGACACGGGACATTTTTTCGAGGGCGGTCTCGCGGTTCGCGGCAAAAGTCTGCGCTCCAAGATTTGCCCACGCGCCGGCGCTGTCCTCGCAATCGACAAATGCGATTTGCAGTTGTACTTCCCAACGGCGGTCAGGTTCATTCAGCGGGTGGTAATCAACGTCAAAAAAATGATTTGGTTCGTTCATCGTCGCCATTCATCCATCCTCAAAATCCCAGGCCCGTTTCCTGATCGGAAAACTTGATGTGCAGGAGGTCATATTTCTTGCCGTTGATTTTCTTGCTTTTGGTATGCCGCCCCGGGTCGTGAGATGCCAAAACATTCAAGTCGTTGAGTTGCGAATACAGGACAGGATTTGAAATTCGGTTCAGGTAATCATGGTTGAAAAATTTCAGGATCATCGCCATCGCGATTCCGGGGAGAATGAGCAAATTGCCGTCCTCGTCGGTCCAGCCGATCATCCGGTCGGCCTCGACGTTCAGGGGGGCGGTGTCGCGAATGTCGAGGCAAATGGCGCGCCGCGTGGACAGCAAGGATTGCAGGGCATCGAGGAAGCGGGACGCCTCAAGGGACTCGGCGGTCAGGTTGCCCATCTTGTCCGCGCAACGATTCAATTCTTCGAGAAACCGGTCGCGGTACCGGATGAACAGTTCGCCGATTTCGGGGTGACGTTCGAGGAGCGTCCATGTCGTGTGGCAGGTGGCAAGATTTGAAGCCGTGCGTCCGACATTGACCGCATTGGGGGCAGTGCTCCTGATGGAGCGCATCCAGTGATTTCGCAAAGAGGCATGATGGTTTTTGAGGTTTACGGCTTCCTTACGTCCGTCCTCGCCCGACAGCCAGTCAAGCCAAGCGCTCATCACGGCGGGAAGATCGCCGGATTTCTCCTGCGCTTCCGACAATCGGTCATTCATGCTCGCGCGTTGCCAGGCAAATTCGACGACGAGGGAGCGGGCGAGCGTGGCGGCATCGGTGTCCGGGATGTCTTCGCCGGTGCAGTACGGCCAGGCGTGAATTTCTTTCGGGTTTCGCAGTGCGCTGGAACGGGTCAATCGGGCTTTTTCGCCGCCTTCGAGAATCGCGTGTGTCAGGGCTACAAAATCGCGCGAACCGCCGCCGGTGTTGGGTTTGTAGTTGTCGATGAGGATCGGAACGTCCGAGGCTGACGAGGCGAGGTGCATGATGGCGTTGCGGGTTGCGCCTTCGCCCCAGCGCAGAATCCGGTCGTCGTACAAAAACTCCGGCCCCCAGAGGCACATCAGTGTTTGCGAGTAGGACGTCTTGAGCGCACCCGTGCGGCCCCGGACGAAGGTCATGTACTTCTCGCGCGCCCACGGGGCGACACGGGCGAGCGTCGGCACGAACATCGCCATCACCGGAATTCCGGTGAACACATCGAAGCAGGTCAGCAGGTTGTCGAGAGCGGTCATTCCGCGCCCAAGGTCGGCGTCAGGGACAGCCGAATAGGGGAGAATTTTTGGAAGCGAAACTTCGACTTCGTTCCGATTGGGAAGAAGAAATTCCTCGCATCCGGAGTCACGCCAACCGGTTCGTCCAAACCGATTGACCTGAACGATGTCGCCGTTGGTGAATTGCTTGACGGCCTCCGGAAGATGCTTCTCCATCCCCGTGAAAACGCGGGCTTTGGGGCCGATATGGTTTTCGAGAAGAGAGCGGAACGTTTTCGCGTCCGCGCACTGGCTGGCTTCGACATCGAATTCGAAGTGCCGTCCGTCGACGGTTTCGCCCTTGACGGTCCGAAGCGCCGGTCCGTCTTCGACGAGAATTTCCCGGCTGAAGCGGAATGAAAAATCCGAGACGAGTTTTTCACGGGGCACGCCGTTGCTGTCGTAGGAAAGCACATAGATACGGTTGCCGCGTCGTTCGTAAGAGTTCGCCTTTTCCTGCTCTTCGGCCTGCTCGCGCGAGGGCAAGGGAGGAAGTTTCTCGACGGCAAGGGCGACCAGCTCCTCGGTCGTGTGGCCGGCGACGAGGTAGTCGTCGAGGCCGACCTTTTTGCCGTCCGCACTCGGGAGAAGGACGTACCGGACGATGGCTTCCTTCGATTCGAGGAATTCCGTCAAGGCGTCAAGGGCTTTGTGAACCTCGACTTTCGTCATCACGTCGCTGTCGAAAACGATATAAACCGTGCGGTCGTTGAGGGCCACGCCGTCCCAATCGGAAAGAAACGTCTTTCCGCCGAATTCGTTCGTCCCCCGAAAATTCCACACGCCCATCAGGGCCATGCAGACGAGTTTGTGGGACGCGGCGGCATCGGCTTTTTTCACGCCCTCGGTGATCCAGAGCGGAATGTCCGGAGTGCGCCACGCGGCGGTCGGCACGGCTGGCGGGAAATCGAGCCGGACCCGCGATTTGCCGGGCGTCTCGTACTTGATCTCCTTTTCCTTGTCCTTCGTCTTGTCGAAGAATTTCCTCGGCTCGTCGGGCCGCGCCTGGTACGTCACGGGCACGCCGTCGAGGCCGCACACGGGCACGACGAGCGCGGGAACGCGGGACTGCTGCGGGCCAAATCCAAGCGCGGCGAGGTCTTTCTTCGAGACGGCCGTGCGGTATCCGCGCGCCTCGATCACCTCCGGCGCGATTCCCGACGCGGCGAGCTGGGCGGCGTGGTTCGGGAGCAGGAACGGCTTGGCGCAGTGCTCCTCCCAGAACGCGCGCAGCGAGGCCTCGGTTTCGCCGACGGCGCCGTTTGCGTTCGCGCCGGGGAGCGTCAGATGCTTCCACGCCTTCACGAGCGCGTCGCCGGCGACGGACAACTCGTCCGTCCACGAGACGTGCGTGCGGCGAATCCGCGACAGGCGGGCAACGTCTTCGACAATCGCTGAGATCGGTTTCGTCATTTTTCGAGCAGCCGTTTCAGGAGTTCGGGTGGGTAGTAGATTCCGTTCGTCCCTTCTCGAAGGGTGGCGATACGGACTCGTGAGCGTTCGGCGTCAGTCAGCTTGAATCGAAAGCGGGGCGGTTTTTTCGGGATCGGAACGGGAGCAAGTTGGGGTTTCGACACGACTCACCTCGCTTTCACGCGCTCGGCGGCGCGGGTCAAAAGGTCGGCGGCTTCGCCCTTCGTGCAACCAGGCGGAATGGGTACGCGCCAGCGGCGCAGGGCGGCGAGCTGCTTCTCGCTGGCAGGTTCGCGGCGCCAGCGGGCCTTGGGTTCGATCAGGGCTTTGGTAGAGCTGTCGGTCGCGAGCTTGCGGGCCTCGGTTTCGGCGACCGTGATCGCGTAACTCATCGGCAGGTTGTCGGCGAGAATGTCGTAGGAATTGCGCACGACGCGCCACACGTCGTCGCCGTGACGTTCGACGCGCAGGATCGTCTCGCCCATCGACAGGACGTAGTTGCCGTGGTTGGTCCGGACCCAGTTGAGCGTGCCGAACGCATCGACCGGCCGCGTTTTCCCACTGGCCACGGCCATGGAAACGTCACGCAGGTTGATTTTCTTTTCGTCCTTCGCCTTCAGGGCAAGCGACACCGGCTTCCGGCTGCGCAGGTCGGAGGCGGCGAGGCCGAACACTTCGGCGACGCCGACGAGCTTGTGCTTCAGGCTGTCACCGACGACATCAAGGACGAGGCAGTCGCGCTTGCCGGGAAACAGCCGGAGGCCTCGACCGATGCACTGGACGTAGAGCGCTCGTGACTGCGTTGGGCGCGCCATCAGGACGCAGGAAATCGACGGTTCGTCGAAACCTTCCGTGGCGACGGCGCAGTTGGTGAGGACCTGAAACTTGTCGTCCGCGTATTCCCGCAGGATTCGTCGGCGCGTGTCGGAGTCCTGCGTTCCGTCGATGCAGGCGGCGGCAATTCCGGCTTCATCGAAATGCTTCGCCGCGGCGCGCGCGAGCGGCACGCTCGGAAAAAACCCGATGGTCTTCCGGTCGTGCGCGTGAAGCTTCCACGCGGCGACGATACGCGGCAGGGCGTCGGCAGCGCTCATGACGCGGGCAAGGGAAGCGGTCGTGAAATCGCCCTTGTTGCGGGTGCAGTCTTCGAGGTGCAGGTTGTCGATGGCGACCTGAAGCGTGACGATGTCGCTCAGTCCATCGGGCCGCTTGTGAGGCAGAAAATCCGCGATATGCCGCTCGTAAACGCACTCCTCGAAAACGCCCTTCTCACCAACGAGGGGCTTCCCGTCGAGGCGGTCGGGCGTGGCCGTGACGCCGACGACGAGGGTCTCCGGATTGGCCGCGCGAGCCGCCGCCACGATCCGCTGATAGCTATCGGTCACGGCGTGGTGACACTCGTCGATCACGACCGTGTCCCACGGCTCGGAAATCTGTTGCAGCCGCTTGGGGAGCGCGAGCGTCGCAACGGACGCAACCACGATCCGCCGGTCGTGTTCGTTGCGGTCCGCCGCGACAACGCCGATGTCGGCGCCGGGCAACACCATCCGGATTTTGTTCACGGCCTGCGAGATCAGCTCGTCACGGTGCGCGAGGACGAGCGTCCGTCCGCCCTTTCGAGAGATCAGCACCGAAAACACGATGGTCTTTCCGGCGCCGGTCGGAAGGACGACGATCACCGTGCGAAGGCCTCGGCGGTAGGCCTTGGCGATGCCGTCGATGGCTTCGACCTGATAATCACGAGGAACGATCGAAATCATTTTTCTCTCCGGGAACAAATGGGGCAAAGCCTAGGCGCGTTCTTGCGGTTCTTGAGCTTTCGTTCGAGCTGGCGCCCGCCGTCCCAGGTCCGCACGACCTCGAACTTGATTCCGGCGGCAACCACCGCGCGCAGCAGCCGGGAGCCGGTGCCGGCGCGGTGGTGACGGAGGCGCGCGTCGAGGTCCACGGCACTGCCCAGGTAATGACGGCAGTGCCGGAACGAACGCTCGAAATGGATCAGGTAGACCACGTTCGTGCGCATCAGAATGGAATCCCCGTTTTGTCTTCGATCAGTTTCGCGACGTTGAGGAGTTCACCGACTTCAGCCGTTGGCAGCGCTTTGAGTCGTTCGTGGTCAACATCCGAAAAAATGGCCTGTCCTTTGGATTCCAAAAGGCGTTCAGCGTCGCCCTGAATCAATCGGACAGTCTGGCCATGCAGCCCGGCGAGGTATCCGGCCCATTCAGCCGGCCCCCAACTATCCGTTCCCTTGGCGGGTTCCGGGTTTTGTGACTGGTCTTTCAAGAACCTGAACAGTTGGCGGGCACTTTCTCGATACCCTTCACAGCGGCGCTTTTCAGCGTCGCTGGCGTGAAGCGGCAACGAAGGCGCGGAGGAAGGGGTTTCGATGTGCGGCGGTTCGGGCGGCGGCGCCGACGTAACCGGAGCGGAAACGAGCGGTTCGGTGTAGTAGTTGTCCGGCGGTTCCGGCGGCGGGACACTCGACGAACGGCGCGTCGCCGGCGCGTCATCGAACTCGTCGTCCGGAGCGGCGTAGGACGCGAGGTTTTGCAGGAAACGGGCGTGCTCCTCGCGGGTCCGGGCGGCCTCGACTTCGTCCATCAGGTGGGCGACTTCGAACTGAGCGACGGCGTACGGGTCTTTCTTGTCGGTGACGGCCTTGAGCGTGAGCCGGGTGACAACGCTCGAAAAATGCCGCCGCTTCTGAAACAGGGCGAATCCGAACTGTTGCCAGGCACGGAGCGATGTCGAAGGAATCGACACCCGGATCGGCAGAATGTCGCAAGGGCGGACGATATAGATGGCGATTTTTTCCTTGCAGGCCTTGCCCTTGCCGTCAGACCCCCACTGATTCAACCGGCACTCGTGACAGTTGCCGCCGGGCGTGCCTTCGCCGAACTGGCCGTCATTTGAACGGCAAAGCGGCTTCTTGTCTTCCCGGGTCTGGAAGTAGGCGCGCGTCTGGTGCCAGTGCAGGATCACACCCTCGATGGCGCGCTGGCTGTCGATGCCGCCGGGCGCGGTGACGTCCGGGATCTCCCAGGTGGTACCGCCTCCGGAGGGGAACTTGATTTTGGTGATCATCGAGGGCGACAGGCCCCCGTGGCCGAGGTTGGCGGCGAGCAGCTCCAGGGCGGCTTCGGCGTCCTGAATCAGCGAGTAGTTGGCGAGCGGTCCCGAGGTGACGGGCGTAAGGGCGGTGTTTGAATTCATGGCGTTGCTCCTGTGGTGACGTGGTCAGGCGGCGAGGCGTTTGGCGCGTTCAATGGCGCGGTCCAGCTTGTATTTCTCCTCCAGCCAGACGTGGTGATGTTCAATTTCCTCAATCGTGTCCGGGCGTGCCGTCTGAAGCCGGTAAAGGGCGAGGTTGACGCGGCGGACGCGGTGACGAAGGACGGTTTCGATTCGGGTTTTTTGTTCGTTCTGCATGGCGGTTCGTGTGTGGGTAAAAGGGTTTTCAGGCACGGGCCAGACGGCGACGGACGCGGTAGGCCAGAATCAGGCGACGGCAAAGTTCGCGGGTGGACAAGCGGCGGTGTCTCCTTCCTTCTGCCTCGTGAGATCCGCGAGCGAATCCCGCGAGTAGAGAATTTTTCGCGAGCAGCCGGAGGGCCGGAGGAATGTGATCTTCCCTCGACTGCGCATCCCGGCGAGGGTCGTCCGACTTAGTCCGGTCAGCTCGCAAAACTCCTTTTCAGTCCAGAGCAGTTTTTGATTCAAAGGAACTTTTCGTGTTTTCGCTTTGGACATCGGCTTTCCCTTCGTTCTCGTTCGTTACAGGTACTTGCAGGACTCCCAACCGGGAAAATGTTCCTGCATGGCGTGTTCCAAGTCCGTCATCTGTTCAGGCGTCCAGTCAAAACGGTTGACGAGGATTTCGATGATGTGGACCTGCTCGGCGGTCAGGGTGTCGCAGTCCTGACGGAACTGATCGCGCTCGGTTTCAAGTTCCTGATACCGCTTCTTGCAGGCATTGAGGAGCGCTTCCTTGTCCTTCAATTCGGACCGAAGTCCTTTGATGACGTTGGCCGAAGAACACTTTTTCAGAAATGCGGCACGGAGTTCCTCGGCGAGGGTTTTTGAAACTTCAAAAGGGGAGTAGACGAGGTTCCGGTTTTCGAAATGGCTTCGGTATCCGGTTTCGGAAATTTCACCACGAAACTCGAAATGATCGAGGTGGCCGCCGGTCTGGAGCGGATGTTCGTCGGGTGTGTAGCTGACCATCACCTTTTCGCCGGTGACGAGCGTCACGAACCACTCACCCTTGACGCCCCATTCCGGCAACGGTCCTTCCGGAAGCTGCGACGCGACTTCGGCATAGAGGGCCTCGACGAGTTCGAGCAGGCCCAGCCAGCGCGCGTCATTCGCGTTCGCGGCGTCGTAGGCCTCGAACTGGGTGAGGATTGCCGTGTGCCGCTTGAACTGGTCCGGTGTCATGAACGAGGTTTCCAACTCGTCGAGTTTCTCCATCAGTTCGTTCAAACGGCGCTTCTTCGCGCTGTCGAACACGGTCGGCGCTGGAGCGGCTTCCGGGGCCTCGGCGGGGGCGGGTTCTTCAATGGCCACGGGTTCCTGGACGGCCTGAGCGACCGGTTCCGTAGCCGTTTCTTTGACCGTTTCGACGGGTTCGGCCGGAACGTCGATGATCACCGGCGGTGCGCTCTTCGCGGCGGCTTCCTTCGCCTGCCGCTCCAGGAACGCGATGGCTTCCGGCGGAAGCGGCACGGGGTCGGGATTGGTCGGCGGCATCAGGTTCCCGTCGTGGTCGTAGGTCGGCCACGGCTCGCCGATGTTGTAGTGATACCAACGGTTCAGCGCGTAACGCTGCTGGTTCAATTCCTCGGCGTGTTCCGGCGAGTTCGGGACCGTTTTCTTGATCCTGTCGAGGTGTCCCAAGTACGAGGCGTACTCGTAGGTATTCCGCTTGACGTACTTTTTCGCTTCCGGTTCGGGCTTCTTCGGGGCAGGCGGCGCGGGCGGAAGAGAAGCGCGTTCCTTGACCGCCTTGTGGTCCTTGATGAGCGACTTCGCCCGCTTGTGCGTGACCTTTTCCCCGGCGGCGGCAATCGCAAGTGCCTGTTCCCGAACGGGTTCCGGCGTGGACGGCTGGGCGAGGGCAAAAAGCGCCCACTTATCAAAAGCGAAGATGTCTTCGCTTTTGCCGTCGCCGAACTGCTTCGCGACGTTCATAAAATTTTGAGCCGTTCGGTCAGACCACTCGAAATTTGATTCCAGCCATTTTTCCCACTCGCCGTGCTTGCAAAGGGATTTGGCTTCGATAAGCTTCTGGCCGATCTCGACGATGGATTCGTTGATCGTGTCGAGCGAGTACTTGATTTCCTCGGCGAGCCGGTTGAGCGGGTTCTGCTTGGCGCGCCCGATGGCGACGGCCGTGTCGAGGTTTTGCAGGAATTCCGCCTTCGATATGGTTTTCGTTTCGGTTGGCTTCGGGGGCATCAGATCACCCCCTTGTCCTGCGCCTGCTCGACCGCCGTGGCGAGACGCTGGAGCGCCTCGACGAGCTTGAGCCGGTGCGTCTGCGTCGAGCTGTAGGACATGTCGAGGCTGATGGCGGTAGCGAATTCGTAACACTCGCTGGCGACCAGATGCGCGCGTTGGGCGATGGCGCGGATGGCGTCGATGTCAGTCGGCGCAACTGGCGCGACGGGCAGGTGGTCCGGTCCGTATTCCGGAGAAATCACCCGCTCGGGGAAAATAGGGTCGTTGATAAGTGATTCCGGCATGGGGTTTCCTTTCGGGGTGAGCTATCCGACCCGCCGCAAGGGCGTGGCCAGGTCGTTGTTGAGGCGGGCGATCTCGGCCTGCGCGACCGCGACCACGTCGAGAAGTTCCTTCAACTGTTCGGCGCGAGGCTTTCCTTCGAGTGCGGACTGCAAATACTCACCCCACTCCTTGTTGAGGCTGGCGAGACTCGCCTGGGCGCTTTCGGGCGTGATTCCGCGTTCGTGCTCGATTTCCCGGACGATCTCGGCCAGCCGGGCGGACACGACGTGGAACGAGTTCGGCGACACGAGCGCGAGCGCATTCAGCAGCATTTCGATTTCGTCGAGCGGCGAGCGTTTCCCCTCGGTCCAGTAGCGGACCATCCGCTCGTCAATCCGGCGACCGGCGCCGGACAGGTAGTGGGCGACGTGCTTGGCGGCGCCGCGCGGTTCGAGAGCGTTTTTCAGGGTGTTCGCGTTCTTCATTGTTTGGCCGACAGCAAAGCCGTTTCCGGGCAAGGCCGAAACGGAAGTGGACATTCCGGAAAGGTTCCGTACCCTTGGGCCGAAACCAGTTCAGGGAGAAACAACATGACCGACCGTTTTCCAGTTACCGGAATGCCCTGGTACACACCGGAAACCTACGGCCAGCTACTCGCCATGGTCGAAGACGCAACGGAATTCCCCGCCACGTTCGAAGAGTGGCTTGCACGCGCTGAAAAGGAATTGGACGAGTTCCAGATGCGCGGAATCCGCGTTCTGAGGATTCACTTCGACGCGAATGCGTTCAGCGCCTGGACGAGGGAGTACGGTCGTGAAGCCAATGCCCACAACTACCGACTCATGATCGAAGAGGCAGTTGTTCGATTTCTCGTGGCGGAAGGAAACGAACGAAACTGACTCGGGGCGCTCGGACCCAAGTTCGAGCGTGTTGAAAATCATTCGATTTTCCATCGGCAGAGCCGGGCGGATACGGGGAAGGAATTGCTCCAAAAGTGTCTTTCCGCTCAATCGCCACCGTAAAAATCCGCGCCGGAATTCCAAGTACGGCGTCTCGAACTGGAAAAACGAATTCTTGGATAACTGCTCAGTGGCAGCGGGAATTTGGCTGAGATTGGTTTCGATGACGACGGATGACATTGGGTGTTCCTTTTTGTCGGCATTGTCGTCCGCCGGCCGGTGCCTACCGCTCCCGTCCCAAAGGGAAGAGCGAGCGACCGGCGGACAAGATCAGGCGGCAACCGCGCCGCCGGAGTTTTCAGAAGAGGAGGCGGAAAGCGCAGCGCGTTCGAGTTCGACAATCACTTGCTGAGCAAGCGACCGGCGTTGCGCCGTCGCAATCGAAAAAAGTCTTTTGTGAACGTCCTCGGGGACATCCACGCTCACACGAACAGTTTTTTCGGTAGGGCGTTTGCTTCGCATTTGAATCTCCGAAATAGATAATATGTCTGCATTATGCAGACAATGATTAACTTTTCAACTGTTTTGTGCCTGTTAATATCTGCCTATGTCTGGAACTGGGAAAAAACAGCTTTTCGAAGAAATGGATTCCGTGCGGATTTCTGCGGACATTCCGCGTGAGTTGCACAAGCTGTTAATCAAAGCCGCTCAAGACGAACGGCGATCAGTCGCTCAAGAAATTATTGTCCTCCTTGAAAGGCAACTGATTGGCCAAGATAAGTTGTTGAAAAAGATGATTTTAGAAGCGTTAAGGGAAGCCAAGGACGAGGACGTCCCTGAAGTAGTTGCCCCATCTACTATCCCCGTCCTTTACATGGACGCCGACGCTCGAATCGAAGAAGAACGACGACTGGAACGAGAAAAAAAAGGAAAACGCTGATGCTCGCTTTGAAAGTTTGCGGAGGGCGCGCGGTCGATCTCGACTTTGCGGTGCGCCGGTTCCGGCGTGGCGCCCGGACGAAATTCTGTTTTATCGACGTGGTAGGGGATTCGATGCTGGGGGACGGAATCCGCAACGGCGACCGGTTGTCGGCTCGTCTGACGAACGAGTTCCGGGAAGGACGGATTTCCGTGTTCGGCACCCCCTACGGTTTAACGCTGAAACGAGGTTTCCGAGGGGATGACGAGACGGTTATCCTGCGCTCGTCCAATCCGGCCTACCGCGACCAGGTGTGGTCGGCGGCCGAGGTGGTGGTGCTCGCGGTCGTTGACCAGCAGGCGCTGAACTTTATGTGGAATTGAGGAGGAGGCTGCTTTGAAAATCAAAATTACGATTTTGATGTGTCTTCTTTTGTTTCTTCATTCACAAGCTTTTCCTCAAGTTCAAAAGGAAGCGGAGAAGCAGCAATCCAACATTGAAAAATTTTCTGCCAAGTCTGGCACCCTTACGGAGAAACGATTTATTGACGTTGGAAAATATCGAAACATCACGTTTCAAATTCTCGTCCTGACTGATCTTTTGTCCAAGGCCAAGGTTGCGGGTGTTCGCATTCAAGGTGAGGTGTACGACTCGACTTTGCGGCGCTCGGATACTCACATTGCTTTCCTTGATCCCGATGAAGTTGACGGGTTGATCAAGTCAATCGGAATTCTTCGAGTCATCGTTGCACAGCCCCCACCCAAGGAATATACCGAAATTGAATTCGTTAGTCGTGGCGGATTCCAGTTCGGATGTTTCTATGGGGAAAAAGAAGGTAAGTGGAGCGCGTACTGCCAGATCAGGCGATATTCAAGGGATTCGCTTGTTTTCCTTGATCAGGGGGCCATGGGAGAAATCGAAGGAATACTAAAAACCGCACAATCGAAACTTCCTGCGTAATTTGGGGCGTTTGAAGCCATCGGAACAGTTGGTGTTTTCTACTTGTAGGAGAAATCCATGAAATCTTGGTGGATTGCTTTTCCTGATGGTCGAAAGTTCAACCTCGATGAAGCTGAACTTCTGAGGGGAGTTGAATCCGGTCAATTCCCGGGATGGATTCAAGGAAGTTACCAGGGCGGTCCGTATGTCCCTATTTCCCAGTCTCCCGCCGTTCAAGCCGTTCTACAACGAAAGAACGCTGTCGAGGCGGAAGCATCGGCAAAGCACAATCGGCATCGGCTTTATGTGATCGGGGCCGTTGTAGGCACGTTCGTTGTGATCCCTTGTGGTCTCGCTTTTCTTCAAAACTTGGGCGTATCAAAGCGGCCGCCGGTCGAAGCTGCGCAGCCGGAAATTTCTCAAAAAGCTGAAACCAAAGCGCCGCTTTTGGAATTTGAAATCAAGCAGACGAAAGAATTCAAAGAGGGCTACAAAATTGGGTATGACCTTGGTCAAAACCATGGCCGACTCAAATATGGTTACCCGACTGACGACGGGTTTATTTTGATGTCGAGGGGAAGAAACACGGACGCAGGGAGAACCGGTGATCGCGCTCAGTGGTTTTCAATGGGCATCCGGGCGGGCTTTGACGCGGGTTACACAAAAAAGGGCGGTGTCGTCCCCAATATGAACGAATTTGAACCTCTCTCTTGGGGGAACGCTCGGCCCGGTGTCGTTTTGTTTAATGGGGCAGAACCGGACGCGACCATCGTGTCGGTTCAAAAATCCCAAGGTCTGATTACTGTTCGATATAAACAGTCCGGCGCAATCGAACAAAAAGACCTTGAGGCAGTATCCCGATTTTGGAACGTCAAAAAGCAATGAGAGCCGCCCGCTGTTTGGCGGGCCTCGGCTTTAAGAAAATTTTTTGGAAACTTTTATTTCATGGGTCAATGGAGTGAGTAAGGATTTATGAGTAAACCGCCGAAAACCCCGAGTCAGCCTGTACCTTCTCATCCTCCGCGTCCCTCGACCTTGCCTGGGAGCGGAACCAAACGCGACCCAGAGATTCTACCAATTAAGGTGCCGCCGCCTTACCCGCCGCCTTCACCATCCACGCCGCAAGAAACCCCGCTTCCAGCAAGAAGAAAATGGTAGAAGCCGTCAAAAGACGAGATTTTCTCAAAAGCGATTTTCGATTTTCCTCGTGAAACTCGCCAATTGAATAAATGATGTCGGCCTTGAACTGAGCCTCGGTTTTTCGAAGCCATCCATCAGCGTGAAGTTTTTGGGGGTCAAGGAGCATAATGACGCCTTCCAATCGGGCGTACACGCCGAGTGCTCCGGCTATCAAAAAACAGGCAATGGCACAGTAAAACCAGTTTGAATTCAAAACGATTCCGCGAGCCGTAGCAAAAGCTGGAAGTGCGAGCGTGGCGGTCATTCCAAAAGTCAAAATCCCTTGAATCTTTGATTCCATCGCATCGCGCCCTTTGATGTCGTTTTCCTGAGTAGCTAACGAAATCTGATATGCCGGGTCGATACTCGGGTAATTCTTTTGAATCTGTTTTGCGTCCATAAAAGCCTCATCGGGAAAATGTTACTTGGTCATTTTACCCGCATCCCGAGACTTTGGGGAACCGGTCGCCTGCCCCTTCTCGACGTTATGCCGGTCGAGGTTGTCCATGGCCTCGACGAACCGGTCGGTCCCGGGGTTGAGGTAGCGAAGGAACGTCCCGATCTGGGTGTGGCCGCTCATCTTCATCACTTCGGTGTGATTGACGCCGGAGGCGATCAGGCGCGTGATGGCGGTGTGCCGGAAGTCGGTGAACCAGACCCGCGCAATCTTGGCCTCGTCGCAGGCCGCAAGAAGTGACTTCTTCACGTCCACCGGTCCGAACACGTAACCCTCGGGATCGTCGGGCGTCACCTGCTGGAGTTCCCGGAGCAGCTCGACCAGGCGCGGGGTCATCCCGACGATTCTCCCCCGGTCGGTTTTCCCGGGCGCGACCCGCAAAATCCGCTCGTCGAAGTCCACATCCTTCCATTTGAGCCGCCAGAGTTCGCCGCGTCGCATGGCGGTGTCGAGGGCGGCGATGACGATTCCGCGTGCATGCCGGCGCGGCCCTTTCTCCAGGGCGGCGAGCAGCTTCGCTTCGACCTCGTGCGACAGGACGATTTCGCGTTTGTTTTCGAGCTGGCGCTGAATGATTCGATCCGCCCCGTCGAAGGGATTCCCCTTCACGAGCTTTTCCTTCTGGCACCATTTGAAGAACGTCCGGAGCCTCGACAGTTCCTTGTTGCACGTCGCGATCGTTACGAAGCGTTCGGACCCGTCCGGCTGCTTGTGGGGCGCGAGTCGCCACCGCCGGAAGCCGAAGAGGTCGGCCTCGGTGATGGACGCGAGCGGGCGAGTGCCGAAGTATTTCTGAAGCGTCTCCATTTCGCCCCGGATCGTGCGCGGGCTTTTGACGCCGCTCACCCGGACGGCGCCGGAGTAGACGGCCGGACGGCATTTCCATTCCACGTAGGCTTTCGCGGCGGTCGAGAAATCGGACTGGATGACGGCGCGTCCGTCCTCGCCGGCGGCGGCCGCGTTTTTCATCCGCTCGATCTTGAGGGCGAGTTCGTTGCGGAGGTCGAACGCTTCGCCCTGGGTCGGGGCAATCCGGGTGATTTCCTTGCGTTTTTCGGTGACGGGGTCGGTGTAGGTGATTCGAATCTCCCACCGATTTTTGCCGAGCTTCTTGATCGTCCCGGTTGATTTTTTTCGATTGTTGGGCAT